ATGCAGGAATAGAAATAGTTAAATTATTTGCTTTCATATTAATTAGTTAAATTATCGATATATTCTTTTATCATTTCCTGAATTATAATGTGTAAATTAAACCAATATACCCATAATGGATATATTTCCTTATATATATTTTTATGTGTTCCTATAGGAGGAATTCTTCTAATATAATAGTTCATTTTAGAAATGCAATGACTTTCTAATGCTTTTAAATCAGAAAAAGATAGTTTTCCTATCTTCTTCATAGTAGTTTTATTACTCATAATCTTTAAGTATTTCTTTAAACCCATAAAACGGAATAAACATAGTATATAAACTATATATGCTTGATATGCCTTCTATAGATATTTTAGTAATGATTGTCATTATTTGTATAAGATATATAGATACTAAAAGAACTAAAATTTTTATCATAATTTTAATAATTTAATACACTTTCCTAAACATTTTTCTTTAGCTAATTTAGCTGTCTCAAATGAGATTAATCGGTCTGTCATGGTTTCCAAGTTATATAAACAAATAATTTAAACCTAAATATTATTCTTAGAAATCCTATTACCAACATCCTATTAATATAGAGTTCACCATTAGGAGCTATATGGTAATAGTGAATATATAAAATGTCTTTCATTTTACCAATGTATTGTCATATCTTCTACACTTTCAGTAAGAATTTCATACCTACCAGGCCTATGTCTAGTGTTAAACAGAGTTGATCTTACATTACTAAAGCTGGCATCTTCTGGACAATGAATTAAAGCTACTCCATGGTTATGATCTCTGGTACCTTGACAATAGGTATAATAATCATATTCTAACAAAACATATTTCCATTTCATAATAAAATTATTATTAATATAGAAGTAATTATTATTCCAAGAAATAAAGTAGTAAAATACCAAAATACTACATGACCAGCATTCTTCCATCTTTTACAGATTGGTAAATTAAAGAAGAACCATAAGAATCCAGACACTACTAAAGTAGTGATAAGTATGTTAAATAAATTTCCTATTGTCATAATATATTATTCTTTATAAATTTGATTTATTCTTTCTTCTATAAGATATGATAATTCAGCTCCTAAGGTAGAATAGAACCTGGATGTTCCAAATTTCATCTTTATTTGAGAATATTTAAATCCAGGAATTCTAGTAAGATCTTGAAAGATATTATCAAGAAAAGTTATCACTTTTGGATTATTAATAGCTAATCCATAATGTCTTTCTTCCAAATAATTTTCGTATTTTTTATCAAATTCATCTACTGTCATAATATTATAATTTTAAATTTGCGGTGCAGGTAAGACTCGAACTTACTCCTTCCCAGGCGTTCCGACAAGAAGCTACTGCTTCCGCCACTACATCTACTGCACCATAAAAAGGAGCTCCATTTCTGAAGCTCCCTTAACCTAACTAAACCTAACCAACTATGAATTTAACCAGTCTAATCCTCCTTCAGGCTTATTTCCTAAATTCATATCACTTACAAGATCACTTTCAGCCGTAGGTTTATCTACAACACCTCTAACAGTAGAATCACCTGCATTTAAAGCAATAGAAATCATCTCTGTCATTGGCTGTATAAAACTTCCAAATGATTTAAATCCTAAGAAAGCAGTCTTACGTTTAGTAGTACCATAACAAGCTACTACTCTAAATAGCTTATTAGTTAAAGCCGGTGCAACCATCTTCATTACACCATCAAGGGTCTCTCTTGGAGTATTAAATACTGGAAAATTTACATCCTTTCCAAGAACTCCTCTTGCTAATTGTATTAACTTCTGAGCTTGATAATTATCAAACCCTTTAGTATTACCATCAGCATCTGGTTCCTGATAATAAAAGCCTTCATTTATTTCACCTTTATTATCAGTTGCTACTAACTTATAATCTGGGCTATTATCTTTATCTTTGGCTGATTTCTTATCAATTCTAACTCGAACATTATCAACCACACCAGCATTCCCATCATTAAAGATTTTAAATTCTTTAACAAAATCATCACCATTGTTCAAATTAATTACTTTAGACATTTTTTAAATTTTTTAGTTAAACATTATTATAAATTTTCTCCCAATAGGTAGCAATGCTTCCATCATCCTGTTTTTCAGAAATAACTATTTCATTATTCAAATGAGAACATCTACCTCCACAAGTAACATTATTTTCATTCTTAAAATTAAGAATACCTTGGTTACCTTTTCTATACAAATATCCTATTGCATCAACTCTGGACGCAATAATAGACTTAACTTTACCGGTAAGACTTATTTCTATTGATTCAACAACCTCTCCGGTAGAAGAAGATTCAAGATACTTGTCTCTTACATGAGCTAAAAATATTACATGAGGAGCAAGCATAGATAATCTATTATACCAATACAACATTTGAGTTCTGCTGTATTGATATCCATTACCGTTAGGGAGTTCATGCACTGTTACAAATCTTTTGTCTGTATGACTAATTAATTTACCTCCAGGCATATCTCCCTCTCTATTAAGTCTTTTCCCCTGTGGTTTCTCCATGTAGTTATAAGTACCTACAATTTCAGACCACTCATCAAGCCTTGTCATAGTATCCACTATAATATATTTATAGGGACGACCTGCATTTTCTATCTCAGAAATAGCAGATGCTAATTGTCCTGGACTTTCAATATCCAAAACTCTACCGCTGACAAAATCTGCTCCGCCAGGTTCACATTCCAAAATTAAACTATCCTCTAGCTGAGAAACTATAGTAGTTTTACCAGCTTTTGGTAGAGAATATATTAATAATGATCTTGGAACTGTTTCTTTGGCTTCCCTTCTTTCCTTAGGTAATATTATTTTACCTTCACTCATAATTTTGCCTTTCTAAATTTGTGATTTAATTATTGATTCATATTTACTATAATCAAATTCAGTTAATTTCTGAGGGAATTCAGAAAAATAACTACTTGATCCTAAGAAAAATAATTGTATACTGGCATTACTAATACCACTTCTATTCAAATTAATCATAAATTCCCTATGATTATCTCCAAGTCTTTCTAAATCTATCCCTTCATATTCATCTAAATTATATCTTTTTGGATAAAATAAGCTTAACATAAGATCTATATCCCTACTTGTAGCTTTATTATCAGCTAATCCTTCAGCGTCAGGTTTAATCTTATCAATGATAGTATCACCTTTAAGAGTAAACTGAGCTCTTGATGAATCAGCAGATTGCTGTTGTACGATTACAGGAATATATCGCCATTTGTCACGCATTTCTAAGCAGAATTCACTACTATATCTACCTATTGCTTGAAATAGTGTTTCTCCTGGAGCAGTTTGAAATAAACCAACATGATCTACTATTACTACAACATATTCATTAGGTCTTACAGGAATATATTTATCTCTTACAGTCCTTTGAGTATATGTTCCATCATCATTCTGCCAAGGAATAGTTTTGTATGTATAACTTCCATTATTTGGATGTTCTGCATATGATTTTACAAGATGAAAAATACTTCCTGGGCTTCTTATTGTATCATAAAAAGTTACCATTTTTTCAAAACTTGTAAACCAATTGCGAAATTCTTCACTATTAACAATAGTTTCAATCCTGTCATCTAGAATATAATTACTAAATATTGAACTTAGCTTCTGAGGGCTAATTAATATTCCATAATCCGAATATAGTTTATAACACATAGCTGCTTTTATTTTAGTTTCTTTACTAACTTCAAGACTAAAATAAAATATTTTTAATGTTATATCGGTATCAGGATTTTTTAATATCCACTCAACAGGTTGATAAACATACAGAAAATCAGTCACTTGACTTTTTCCTGCCTTTGCGGTAGCCGAGATCAAATTATATCGGCCTCTCTCAATTCCAGGCAATACTTCAGATAACCTTGGCAATGACCATGGAATTGCTATAACATCTCCAGACTTACGTCTGTTTTTATTACTCTTTAATTCTTCTACTACGTCATAATATAACATAATCTTCCCTACATAATCAACTTCACAAAGTTACAACAAATTATGCTACTTTCCTAATTTTTCTTACAATTTTTTCACACTGTTTGGATTATTTCTCTCATCAGGAATATCTTCCCATTTCTCCCAAGTTGCCTGACGCAACCAGGTATCAATGTTATGTAAATAACTTAAAGTATTTGTATTTCTTCTATGTACAAGCTCTTTCTTTAAGTTATCAATAATTTTTCTCTGTAGATAAGGTTTATTTTTAGTAACTCTATCCCAGATAGCACGAGTATTTTTAGCAGATACACCTTCTATATTTACCGCAGATACAGGACGAAAACCCGTACCTACAGGTACCCTATTAGGAAATGTACTGTAAAATTCCTCAAATAGATCTTCATCACCTTTAAACACTCTAATTCCAAGCTCAGATAACTCATAATCATTACTATGAGATCCTGCACCAGATTTTAAGGTTATATATCCTTTCTCAAGGAGAGAAAGAAAGAACCTCTCATCTGGTATGTATGGAAAGCTTTTATGTTCCATATCATGTTGAAAACGCATGAGTGTAAGGTATTCATTCAAATTTAATCCTAATTTAGATATCTCAAGAATATCTAAAGTTAAAAAAAGTGCTACCATTCATCACATACCAACTTCACAATTTAAGTTACAAATATATTATAATAGTTTAGTATTCTCCTTAGAGGGTTCTGTAAATTCACTTATTGATGATTCAATGCTAAGATTAAGAAGAAAATTATTAAGATCAGATTCTACAATAGATTCAAAGGCTGATTTTTTATATTCTATACCATTAATATTAATAGTTTCAAAACTTCTGTTATTTTCGATAATAGGAATACCTTTTAATACTTCCCGTAATCTTCCTAAACAATTTCTACTACCTATCATACTTCCTAAATTAGTATATTCAGTAACAATTAGCTCATTATACAGACTAGCATAAAATACACATATCCTTCTACCCATTGCAAAAAAGTCTCTAAAATTAATAGGTTGTAGAAGATCTTTATCTATTTCTATTCCTCTCTTACTAAATTCCTCTATAGTAATAACATACTCATCACTATTTGATATAAAATCATGATATATTTTACGTGGGTCAATCCAATATAATTGTTCTATTATGTTGGTTATTATATCTTTCTCTTTATTACCTACCGGTATTTTATACACTTTAGATAAACTTGTAATAACAGTTCTAGTATCACCAGGTAATCTACTTTTTATATA